CACCCAAGTTGCCAATATTGAAGCTACGCACCATTCAAACAAGTTATTTTTCTTCTTCATCTTAGTCTTGTTTTAGTTCTTTGATTCTACTTTGTATTCCTTTCTTTAGTTCATCAACAATAGAACCCGAAAACATACAACCTACCATTTCTATGGTGTTCTCCAACTCCTCTATTACTCGTTGGTTGGCATAGGTCTCCATAGATTCAAGAACTTGCTCCTTTATTCTAGGATGGTCATCAATCTTTTCCCTCCCAAAACTATCCATTACGTCTTTGAATATTTGCTCTTTCATCTTAGTCTTGTTTTAGTTAGTCCATAGTGAGGACAATCCCCATCGTCCCCACGCTGACTTTCAAACCCAAAGGTTTAAATTAATTGGTAGCTATCACGCTGCTACCTGTCGTGTGTGTGCCTCGCCTAGATGAATTACCCACTCAAGCAGTAGTAATAGTGGCGAGGACTTTAGATGCCCAACTCAAGTATGGTACTCCCTCAATGATTTAGTATACATCATGCGACATACATAGGAATTTTGGGTTTACTATCCCCGTAACGATCACCTCTACAACCTTAGTTGACTTACCCATATTTGATAGCTTCGATATGAAATTCTCATCCTTATTAAGCTCTTCAACACTAGTGGTCTTTATACACGTCTCATGCTTGGCATCCTTCCAGACTTTAGATGGTTTCTCTACACCCTTCACGAGGTTTATAATTCTCCACCTGTAGTATACAACTGCGTGGTATATCTCCTTCCTCACTATCCTTCTTGTTTTACCCTAATCAACTCAAGGTTTAACATGTTAACGTCAACCCTTAGCTTAGCTATCAACTCATCCTTGAGGGCATCATCAGTTCTATATAGAGACATAATCTCATCCTCATACCTGAGGTAATCCTTAGTTATAGTGTTAAGCTTCTGGAATAAACTTAGGTACTTCTCGTCACTCATAAGGAAGTCGTTGTGCATCTTGATGTAATGTATTATAGAAGCGTGATGCTTACCCACGACCTTACCTATAAGTTTAAGAGAGAAAGGGAAGTTCCTCTTTAGTACGTTGACTATACAAGCGTTAGTCTCTACTACGTTCCTCTCTCTTGTTCCTACACTCGTGGAGTGTACACCCCTATGCTTATAGGCTGATCTAAATAGAACCTTTATTATCTCTACGTCTGTATCCGTTAGGTTTAGATCGTTTAGATGATGTGTAGCCTTTATTATAGCTAAGTCTAAATTGTTTACTGTTGCGTTCATATTTCCTCTGTTTGTTAACTATTTAAATAATTCTCCTACTAGTTGTCTAATAAACATATACAAGAAGTAAGCTCCACTTAGTAGTAATAATATCTTTGAAATCATAATTAGAAAGCTTCGTTAGGTTCTGATGACGATGTAAACTTACTATCGAAATCTTCAGGGTCACTAAATCTAGTGTACTCCTTCTTAAATTTAAGTGGTAGGGTTCCAGTACCAATATTTCTACCTTTAGCAAAGATCAAGTCTACTAGACCCTCTGTGTTATTGCCACTATCATCCTGCATTATCCCGTAGTACTCTGGCCTATATACAAGCATAACAATATCAGAAGCCTGCTCAATCTCTCCACTCTCTCTAAGGTCAGACAACGTAGGTCTAGACCCCTCTCTCCTATCAACACCTCTACTAAGTTGCGATAGAGCCACGATAGTTATGTTTAACTCCTTGGCTATGTTTTTAAGTTCACGAGCTACTAGGGCTACCTCTTGTTCCCTTGAGTGACCACTACCCTTAACTAGCTGTAGGTAATCTACAAGGACAAACTTAACATCCTTAGTTATTACGTACTGACGTATCTTATTTAATAGGTACCTCAACGAGGAATCTTTACACTCATCAACGAATAGTTGTGTCTTCTCTAGCTTACCTATGGCAGTATCTACCCTTGCTAACTCCTCATCCTCTAGTGTACCCTTCATGATGTATCTGTTATTAACAGAACTTTCTAGGGATACTAATCGTTGTAGTAGTTGTGTATCTCCCATCTCGTATGAGAATACTGCTGATGGTATACCTGCCTTAGCACAATTATAACAGAAGGCTAAACCTAGTGATGTCTTACCCATTGAGGAAGCACCACCTATAACAATAAAGTCAGTCTCTTGCCAACCACCTGTAAACTTATCTATTGATTGAAACCCAGTAGGTATACCAACCATCTCATCTGAAGACATACGTCTCTGTATATCGTCATGTAGTATCTTTAGTTGTTTCTTTATGTCGGGCATATCGTTACCCCTAACCTCAGATATTAATTGTAACTCTTTCTCTACGTGTGTAAGGATGCCAAATAAATCATCACCCTTATTCATCATGTTGTTAGAGACTTCCAATAACTTCTTGAATCTTATTTTCTTTTCCTCTTGTGATAGGTAGAGGATTAAGTGTGTGGTATTGTATAGACTGAAATCCTTAGAGTAACATTCTACCAACCTATATTGGGCTAGGGGATCTTTTACTGATTGTGATAGTATCAGTAGGTCAACCTTCTCTCCAGCATCTAACCTTGTTGCTACTTGATTATATATTTTTCTGTTAAGGGAATCCTTGAATATAGCCTCTGTAATTAAGCTATGATTATCGTAGTACTCTTTAGGGTAGGACATGATGCGACCAAGCAACATTACCTCCATCTCATCGTTATCTGTCATCGGTAATATAGTTTGGTTTTTTGTATAGGTTTGTGTTCTTTATCTCAGAACTCTTACCATCTGCACTAATGATAAGCTCACTTTCCCAACCCTTCTGATTAATCCACGTACTTGGATTCTTTCTGTACTTCTTGTCTGGGGTTGATAATACGTAGGGTTCTACACCCTTTATGGCTAGTCCCATCTCTCTTAAGGATAGGTTTACGAAGGCTTTCTTAGTTCTTATTTGATCGGTCTTCTTATCATATAAAGCCCAAAACATATCAAAAGCTTTTGTCTTCCTAGCCATGGTACTGTCTTCAGAGTCAGACGTATCTTCATCCTTAGATATTCTAAAGTCAACCATATTAAAGTGGTTGTTAATGTTTTTAAATATACACTTGGATTCTATCTCACTTGTGTATATTGATTGGTGTAAGACACCACCTATATAAAAATTGATAGCCTTACCATCAACCTCGATAAAATCTACCCTATCTAGGTCTATTAAATCTGTATCTGAAACTCTATACTTCATATCGTTGTGGTTTATTTTGGTTTGGTAAAGAAAAGGGGAAGCTTTATAACCTCCCCTTTATCACTATCAATTAGAATGGTAAATCATCTACTGGCTGTGGTTTAGCTTGACTCTTAGCCTCAGGCTTAAACGTGTCAACCTCTACGTAGTGAGTCTTTCCATACTCATCAGCCTCACGCTTCTTTACAACCTTTAACTTGATGTACTTGTCTCCATTGTACTCGAACATAAAGTCCTTAGCTTCTGTCCCTAACTTGGTAAGGTTTAATGCGAACTCTACTAGCCCACCATCAAATTTTTCAGTACCATTTCCAATGTAAATCTTTTCTGTCTTGTTACTCATAGCTTTTAGCTTTTAAATAAAATAATTAATAAGTGCCTCTCTTTCTGATATATCTAAATACTTAGCAATCTGCTTAAGATGTCTTATCTTAAACTCACTAGGATTGGCTAGGTACTTATATAGGGTAGGTCGGCTTAACCCCATTCTTTCTGACAACCATAGTATGGTTATTCCTTTCTCTTTTAATGATTCTCTTAGTTTCATAACGTGTCCATGATTAAGTGTTCATCAACCACTGCTTCGTTATCTATAAAGAACCTTCTGTATGTGTCAAGTAGGTATTTATACTCTTGTCTACCTCTATCCATAAACTCCTTACCTGCATAGAATATCGACACGTTGTATGGTGCGACTTTCTCTTGTGTTATGAATATAAACTCGTCACATCCAAACCCATCTGAGTAGAAGGCTGATTGTCTATCGTATCCATACTTCCTGCAGGAACCTGAGAATCCATATAGACTTCCATCTCCAGTAGTTTTTAAATCTATTAGAGTCTTACCATTTCGGTAATCAGCTTTACCCTTGCAGAACACTCCTGTATCACTATCCTGCCAAGCGTTAGCAATCTCCCTCTCTCCTTCAGAGACCATTAAGTCTCTTACTTCCTTATGAGAGAACAACACATCCTGCATACGCATTATTTGGTCGTACTCCTTAGTTAGGATAATAGTGGGTGCTTTAGGGTTCTCTAACTTAAACTCTTTGTATCCTTTAGTAGTCCTTGTAGCTGAGTCGTATACCTTAACCTTCTGATCAAACTCATTAGGTTCTAGCATCGCTACATGGTAAGCTCTCCCAAAAATCATAGGGAAAGTTTCAGTCCTTAAATGAGGGTTATCCCTCATCAGCTTATAGGTTCTAACATCCTTCTTTATTAACCCTAACTGTGAGTTCGTTACAAACTCATAGTCAGAGTAATAAAAAGAGTCATCCTCTAGCTTACTTATGAAGCTATCTAAACTCATTAGGCTAGTGTCTTAGAAATCTTTAAGACTTTAGCTAAGTTGTCTTGCTGGGTTTTGGTTAGGACATAACCATTCATTTTCTGCTCCACTACGCTACCCTTACCTTGTTCTATGGCAGTCATCATAGCTTTGTATTGCTCAGATGATAGCTTAGGTTTAGCTTTGGGTGACGTAGCTTTTGCAGAAGGGGGGGTATTACTTTTAATAGCTCCATTCCCATCGTCATCTCCTGTAACTACACCTACAAAGGACGCTAATGCGTATCTCCTTGCGTATGATATAGCAGAACCGACTCCATGTGCATCTTCCTTAGAAGGTATGTACATAGTGGATGATAGGTACTCGCCACTTGAATGTGATAAAATTGTTGTTAACCCACCTATATCTGTAGGCATTTGGATGATTGATAACTCATTTTCGGACAATAACGACCTTACTGAGTCCCATACTGATCCTAAATCAGCGTAATTACTCTTAAAAAAAGGATTCTTTGAGTTCTCTTTGGCAGGTCTCAATTGAGCCTGCACCTTTGATAGGGCAAGGGTTAGGTTGCCAATGGTTTCTGATTTCTCCATCTTGGTTTGATTTAATTAACTTTCTGTTACAAATATAGTAAATACTTTTTACAATTACACGTCTTTTGATAAGATATTTTACATATTAAATATCACTATCAAGGGTTAGAATTCGTGTCCCATTACTAATTTCCAATTGTTTTCGTGTACTGCACCCCTATCTTTTAAGGCTTGACTCTCCAGAACTCGTCTTAACATATAGTGCGTCCTCTTTTCTTTATGGTATTCAAGTTTCTCTTCTGTGTTCATACTAGTGAACCCACCTGATTTCTTCCTTCTATTCTCGTGTAGGAATACTGATTGCTTTACCTTAGTCATGCCTTAGTCTTGTTTTAGTTCTTTGATTCTATTTAATAATACATCGTGTTTATCTGAATACCTTAAAGGTTTGGCTAACTCTACTATCCTTTCCAACTCCTCTATTACTCGTTTATCAGCGTAGTCAACCATATACTTAAAATGATCTGCACCAAACCTTTGACGCATATACTCGTTATCAAATTTTATCTCTTCTTCAGTCATTTTAGTTTTGTTTTAGTATAGTTCTTCTTGTACACAATCGTACACGAAATCTCCATCTTCGTTTATAGCATCTATCTCTTCATCTGTGGCATCTCTACCTTTGTATGTGAAACTTGAGATAAAAGCATCGCAAAAATCAGGGTAGTCTGCAGTATCAATACCATCTACCTCTATGTCTGTTACTTCTTCAAAGTTAATCTTCATCCTCTAGCCTTTTAAAGTTCATCTCTTCAGCATTCTCATCTATCATCTCAAAGATAATTTCAGATATATACTGGCTCTCAATAACATCCTCAAGTATTTTCTCTGCATCCTCACTAGTACAATCGTACCTATCGCATACATCCTCAGTTCTCCATAAGTTACCTACGTGGTAACCTTCGTTCTCTAGCAAGACCTTAGCCTTGATAATACCTATCATTCTTTCACTATCCATAGTCTTATACTTTAAATTGGTAACCTTGGTCTAGGGCATCCCTTAGATGTCCTTCTAATTTTTCTACAGCTAAATTAAGCTCCTTTATCTTACCCTCTAAGGCTTCAATCCTT